TGGGTGACGCCGGCTTCGTCGCCGCGCCCGAGTGTGATCGAGATCCCCGGGTCGAGGCGGACGTCGCCGGTGACTTCGGTCCACGACCATGTCGACGCCGCGGCGGTCAGGTCGGCGCCCCACGCGATCTCGACGGCGAGGGTGCCCGTCCCCCAGCCGGGCAGGAACGTCGACAGGTTGACGGGCATGTCACACGCCTGCGGTGAGCTGGATCTTGCCGGCCCGGATCAGGCCCATGATCACCGTGGCCAGCGCATCCGAGGTGTCCCCGGCGAACCGCACGGTGACCGACTGGGTCAGTTGTTGGGGTTGGTTGGCGATCTGATCAAGGCGACCGCCCAACGCGTTCGTGTCCCACCCGCTGCCCGACCCGTAGTCGACGCCGGGGGTGCCGTAGCTGGACACGAGCGCCCGGCGGTTGGCCATGCCGCCGGCGGCGTCGAGCCAGTCGGCGTACTGCTGGCTCATCCCGGAGAACGAGAGGTCTTCCCAGATCTTGCCGCCGCGCTGGATCTGGGCGAGAAGCTCCCGGGCCGCGTCAGCGGACCCGAACGCGCGCTGGGCGGCGGCCGCCATCCCCTTCGACGCGTCCATCACCTTCGACTGGCCGGACGCGATCCCGAGAGCGAACCCTTCCGCCGCATTGCTGCCCAACTTCATGAACACGGTCGACGGCGAACGGATCCCCAGAGGGCCCTTCACCCAGTCCGGCAGACTGCCGGCCAGCGACCGAACCTTGTCCTGCACCCAGTTCCACGCGGTGTCGATGCCGCGCAGCAATCCCGATAGCAGATCCTTGCCTGCGTTGTAGAGCAGCCCGCCGAGGTCGCCGAGTGCTCCCAGGATCCGCCCGGGGAGTTCCTGGAACCACCGGATAGCGTCGTTGATCTTCTCGCCGATGCTGACCGCCATGCTGGCGGCAGCGAACACAAACCTCGCTATCTCGAATTTCGCTCGGTCGAACGCGTCACGGACGTTGTTGGCAAAATCCCAGAACCATTGGATGCCTTCTTCGATCTTGTCGATGATCCACCCGAACGCGTCACGGACGTTGTTGAACACGTCCCACACGACCTGGATGATCCTCTGCACGACGATGGCCAGAACGATGACGGCGGCGACCAGCGCCACGAGGATGACTCCGGCGAGTACAGCGATAGCAAGAGCCGCTGCGCCGACAATTGCGGCAAGGATCCCGAGGACACCGATCACCGCGGCGATCCCGACCGCGAGGTTCTTCAACTGTTCCTGGTTCTCGGAGATGAACCCGAAGATTGGTTTGAGACCGTTTTCGTACAGGTCGTTCCATGCCGACTGGAGCGACGGCAGGTGATCATCGAACCACTGCCAGATCTTCCGGGCCTCATCCCACACGACGTTCCATTTGTCGCGTATGAAATCGGTAAACGGGACAATCACCTCGTTGTAGAAGCCTTCCAGTTTGGGACGGAACTCGTCGACCTTCTGTTTGATCGTGTCGCCGTATTGGCCCCACAGTCGGATCCCGACGCCGATCAACGCTGACAGCGCACCGACGACGAGGAGCAGCGGCCACGTTGCCGCTATGGTCTCGGCGGCGGCTAGAGCCATGCTCGCCGCCCATGCGACACCGATAGCGGCGACCGTCCCGATCACCAGGTCCTTGTTGTCGATCACCCATTGGAACGCCCCTCGGATGGCGAGAGCGAACGACTCGATTTTCGTACGGGACTCTTCGTTCTCACTGACACCCGTGGTCAGCGTCGTGAAGAACGAGCCGATCGCCCGCGACGCTGTTTCCACAGCCGGGGTGATGGCCTTCACTCCCTTGTCAATGAACTCGGTGATCGCCGGCAGAGCCTTCTTCAAGCCCTCCATCAACGGTTTGGCCAGGGTCGCCATCTGCTGGTCGAACGTGTCCTTGAGCGTCGACAGCATTCCCGTGAAGCTCGCAGACTGCTTGTCCATCATCCCGGACACGCGCTGCAGCGCCGGGCCCGCACGGCCTTCGAGGGCATCGAACAGGTCGTTGACCTTGACCTGCCCCTTGCTCACCTTGTCCTGCGCGGTGGCGACGTCGATCCCGAGCTTCGACGCGAGAGCATCCCAGGCGGGGATGCCGGCTTCGACGAGTTGCAGCATCTCCTCGCCCGTCACCTTGCCCTTCTGCTGCATCTGCGTGAGCGCCAGCACCGCCCGGTCGATTCCCTCGGCCCCGGTCCCGACAGCGGACGTGGCGTCGCCGAGGACGGTCATCAACGGGATGACCCGGTTCGCTTCGAAGCCGACCGCGAGCAGCTTGGAGGCGGACTCCTGGAGGCCGGCGAACTCGAACGGGGTCTTCGCGGCGAACGCTTGCAGGTCACGGATGAACGAGTCGGCCTTCTCCGCGGAGCCGAGCAGTGTCGTGAACCCGATCTTGGCTTGCTCCATGTCGGCGGCGATCTTCACGCCGTACCCGAGGAGTGCAGCTGCCGCTGTGCCCGCAGCGGTGAATCCTCGGACACCGACTGAACCAAGCGAATGCAGGTTGTCCTTGAGCTTCTCGCCGGCCGCTGCCGCCTTGCCGGCGTTGCCGGTGAAGTCCGACGTGTCGAGGGTGAGCAGCGCCTTCAACGTTGCGATCGTGATCGACATCTGCTCACCTCGCTCTCATCGTCGTAGTGCCCTGGCTTGCTCCTCCGCTTCCTGGGCCGAGAGCTCGATATGGGCGATCCACCCGATGTACTCCTGGGCGGACATCTCGGCCAGCATCTTGCGAGGAGATGCGTATCGCAGCCGTTCGGCTAGAGCGAAACGTTCTCGCTGTTGGGGGAAGTGGAGGAACCGTCTTTTTCCTCTTCGACCGCGTCGGGTGTGAGCCCTGCGAGCGCCATGCAGTCCAGGGCGACCCGTTCGAGGACGTCACCGCGTTTGCTGTTGAGTGCGGCGACGGTGGCATCGCCCATCTCGAACACGCGCTCCCCTGTGTCGGGGTCGTAGGCGCAGGCGATGACCAGAGCCGGGTACATGCGGTCAAGTTTTCGCATCTGGGGTTGACCGGTTTCCTGGGTGGCTTTCATATCGATGAACGACTCGAGGAGCGCCGCGCGTTCCTCGCCGGTTGGGGTGCGCAACTCGAGGGTCACGCCCCACTCCGGGACCGGGTACTCCTTGGTCTCGACGTCGTCGGCGTCGAGGATCTGTTGTGCGAGAGTCTTGGTGCTCACGGGCACGCTCCTTTCAATGGGGGGGGGTCACCAGTTGGTGGACGTGATCGCACCCGACCACTGGAGTTCCGTTTCCAAGCCGACCTTGTCCCCGATCGGGGAACCGACGTTGAGGCTCGTGATGATCACGGAGCCCTTGAACTTGCGGCGGCCGCTCGTGGTGGACTCGGGAGCGTAGATGAGGTAGCCGCCCGTGCTGTTGCCGAGCATCGCGGTGAATTTCTTCTCGTGCGTCGACGAGAAGTTGCCTTTGAGGCTGAACGTGGCGTCGCGCAGGCCGGCCAGGTACCGCTTGTCGGAGTCGCCGTACACGGTCGTCTCGGCGGTCTCCACGGACCGCTCGAGCGACGAGTCGTTCATGCCTGACGACATGCGGATCGCGCCGGTCGTCGACCCCGCAGTGGCGAAGAAGACGACGGCCGTTTTGCCGTGACGGAAGGTTGGTGCCACGTGGTGCTCCTAGCTGTAGTTCCTGCCGTAGGCGATGCCGATCTTCGGGGCTGACCCGGTGGTCAACGTGCCGGTCACGACCTTGAGGTAGCGCTTCACGGTGCCGGTCACCTCGACCCGCTGGTACTGGGTCGTCGAGTTCAACGTGCGGGCGGTCGTGAGGTTCGAGAACGCCGAACCGTTGCTGGAGTGCTGCACGCGCCACACCCATGCCCCGGTGGTCGCCCAGGACACGACGTGTGCGTGGACGACCCCGCCGTAGGCGGTCGTCGACCCGTGGTTGACGGTCGTGTACGTCGTGGCCGCCACGAGCGCCGTCGAGAAGTCCTTCAACCATTCGCCTCGGGCGAGACGTGAGCGCATCGCCTGGGAGGCCTCGACCTTCACGGCGTCCGAGACAGGCGAGGAGTAGTTGAGGCTGTCGGGGATCCCGGAGAACAGGGCGGAGCGGCGGCCGATCGTGTCGCCCTCGAGCCCGTACGTGTTGGCGAGCTCGGTCGTGGACCCGAGCGCCGACTGGATGATCTCCTGGACCCGGGAGCGGGGCATCGCCGCGGTGGAGTAGGCGCCGTCGTAGAAGCCCTTGTAGGAGACGGTGTGGTCGATCTGGCCGGCCAGGTACGTCTTGTCGCTGTTCCCGAAGACGGTGGTCTCGACGGTGTCAACGGACGCCTCGGCGGAGGCGTCGTTGAGGATGCCGCCGAGGTTGTACTGGTTGGCGAGGACGGCGGTGCCGCGCCCGTGCCGGAACGTGGGGGCCATCAGCCCGGGCTCCCGCTCGTGGCTTTCGGCGCCTCTTCGATGATGGCTTGGTCGAGCATCCAGCCGACGTACTCGGCGGGCAGGTCACGGATGATGTCGCCGGGTTCGTAGGCGTGCTCACCGTGGACACCCCACGAGAGGCCCCGCAGGCACCGGAACGTCCGCTTCGATTGACCAGCCATGGGGCTCCCGGGGAAAACGCGAAAAGGCCCCGGGGCCGCCGGCTCAACATGGAGCACGAAAGGGCGGTCGCGGGGCCTACTAGAGGCACGAAGATCAGTTGTTCAGCTAGATCCTACCGCGCGTGCCCGCATGGGGCGGGGCTTCACGGGTCGCCGCGGGGTCGCCCCGAAGTCCTCGGCGGTCATCCCGACGGGCATGCCGCGCTGGGTGCGGGCCTTACAGCGACGGCAGTCGATCACCCACGGTCTCGACACGACCCTGGCGAGCATCTCGCCGCACTTCCAGCACCGCGGCTCGATGTCGTCCGGGGCGACCGGTCCGATCGGCTGGGAGGCGTACGGGTCGGTCACCACGGTCCCGTCGACGGCGTCACCCACACCCCAGCGGTGAACGCGAACCGTTGGCGGCCCTCCTCGTCGACGTCCAACAGGTACGGGGCCTGCTCCAGCTCGAACGTCGTCACCCTCGGGCTCGAGGTCGACAGGGCTGTGTTGGCGACGGTGTTGAGGCGCCGGTACACCGTCCAAGCGGCGTTGCGGGCGCCCGTCGGGTTTGGTGCCGGGGCGGCGTCGACGGGCATCGTCGACCGGGCGATCACCTGCACAGCCGGGCGCACGAACGCGTCAGCGCCGCCGTAGACCCGCTCGGGGCCGGCGCCGGGGACCTCGAACACGCCGACAGCGACCGTGCGGACCTCGTCGGGGAGGACGCCGGCGAACAGGTTCGTGCCCTTCGTGAGCGCGGTGGAGCCGGCGTCGATGTAGTCGAGGACGTCGAGGATCCAGGATTGTTCAGCCACCGGTCACCTCGAACGTCGAGCACGTGTGGCACCGGGGGCACGCCAACGTCACGCTGTAGGCGACAGCGACCTCCTGGGCGGTGCCCAGGAGGCGTTCGCAGGGCTCGCCGGTGAGGCGCCCGCGCCCGATGCGCCCCGGGCAGTGAAGCTCGACGACGCCGGGCATCGTGGAGGTCAGCGGCCGTGCGAGCGCAGCCATGCTTCGAGTCCTCGTGCGACGTCCGGCCAGGCGGTGTGCTCGGCTTCTTCCATGGCTTTCGCCAGGTACCGGTATTCGCCGACCGCAGCCCAATGCCGGTACCGGCGGCCCGACGGCGACACCCCACCGGTCTTCCCGGAGCGGGGGCGCTGGTGGACGGCGTACGCGTACGGGGTCCCGTACCCCAGCGTGACGGACAGGGCGCCCCC